GGGCAGCTATGACTATGAATACTTGAAGCGTACAGCAACTAGTGCCGCCGTAGGAATGGCTCAAGAATTAGGATTGCCTAGTCCTAAAAATGTTACCTGTGTTAAGCCGTCAGGTACTTTGAGCAAGATCATGGATACGACCGAGGGCGTTCACAAGCCGCTGGGCAAGTACATTTTCAACAATGTGCAGTTTTCAAAGCACGATCCAGTGGTAGATAAACTGCGTGAGGCAAACTACAAGGTAATTAATCACCCAGTAGATGACAGTGGTGTGTTAGTAACCTTTCCAGTATGTTGGGACGGCGTAGTGTTTGATAAAGTTGACGGCAAAGAAGTTAACTTGGAAAGTGCAGTTACACAGCTGGACCGTTACAAATTACTGCAAACTAGTTGGAATCAGCAAAATACATCGGTGACTATTAGTTATGATCCTAGTGAGATTAGCGATATTATTAGCTGGTTGTTAGACAACTGGGATTGCTATGTTGGCGTTAGTTTTATTTACCGTACCGATCCTACAAAAACAGCTAAAGATTTAGGCTACCTCTACTTGCCACAAGAAGTGGTAGATGAACGTACTTATAAAGATTATGCATCTCAATTAGGTCCAGTCGTCTTAGACGATGCTAACAGTTTTGACGAAATTGTAGATGCAGAGTGTGCAACCGGGTCTTGTCCCATTCGCTAATATTAACTTATGAAAATTTTTACTTTTGAACTTACCGAAGACGAAGCTAACGTAATCCTTCAGGGGTTGCAAGAACTGCCAGCTAAAGTGTGTAATCCACTTAGCCAAAAAATGGTAGAACAAGCTAAACAACAACTGGAAGGTCGCACAATCAACCACAGTGTGGATGAAAGTGTACAAACTGCCGAACAACTAGGCTAAAAAACAAAAGCCCCTAAGCATTGCTGCTTAGGGGCTTTTTTATTAGTTGTTGTAGGCTAGGATAATCTGTTTACACATTTTACTGCGTACAATATCATCGTCTTCAAACTTAACTACTTGAACGCCGGGTAATCCACCAAGGCGTTGAACAGCGTCCTCAAGTCCACTGTCCATAATATCTGTTTGCTTAGGGTCGCCGCTGAGTATAACTTTGCAGTTTTTACCTACACGGCTAAGCAACATTTTAAGTTCAGTTTTAGTTAGGTTTTGCGCTTCATCAACTAAGATAACGGCATAGTCAAAACTCATGCCTCGCATAAACCCTATTGGTTTAGGGTCGATATCCTTACTTTTTAGTGCATATTGATAAAATCCAGCACCCAGTGTACGGGTAAATACTGAATCAAATGGCTGTAAGTATGGCGCGTATTTATCATCTAGTTTTCCGGGTAGGAATCCTAGTCCACGACCAGTTTCTACGTTAGGACGAGTAAGTATAATCTTTGAAATCTTTCTGTGAAATAGTTGGCCGGCTGCATAACTAGCTGCTACGTAAGTTTTGCCAGTGCCAGCACTGCCAATACCAAAAACAATATCATTGTTTCTAATAGCGTCTAGGTATATACTTTGAATTTCATTAAGAGGTTTTACTTCCTTGAATCCGTGTTCAATAGGATTTTGGTTGGTTTCTGGAATGGGTGTTTTACGAGCTCGCTTACCAGATTGTGTAGCCATAAAGACCTTTTTTAAGTGATTACTTAACGTACTGAGTATATTTTGCACTGCGATTTATGAGTACGTCTCTAACATGATGACGATTAATATCACAAGCACTACGATTACCGTATAGTGCCACCTTAGATTTTAAACAAAGTTTCTCCACGTTATCAAACCAACGATTAGGATCACACCAGCTAGTTAATTTACAAGCTCTACGTTCATGATCCACTCCTCCAGCACCGCCATTATAGGCAGCATCAGCAAAAGCATAGGCCTCCTGTTTGTCTTGAACATACTTACTAAAGTATTGATAATTATCACGCATCATTAATGCTAGTGCACGAATTTGTAAATCTGGACGATCATAGACTACTTGCCAGTTTAAGTCGTATAATTCTCGTGAATACTTATGTTTTAAGTCTGATAGAGCATCAAACCTAATAGATCCGTCCGGTTTAAAAGCCCTGGTAATCTGACCAAGTCCTGCACCTTCTTCTCTAGCACTTTTTAATCTAGACCGAGAATTCCAGCATTTGCTGTGTTGAAGTGATATGCAGGACTCATGCTCTATTAGACTAGCAAGGTATGCGGCTTTGGGTGTGTAGCCCAGACTTTATCTTTTTCTTGTTGTAAGGTAGGCAGGTGTTCATATGCCTGCTTGGGTATGTAGGTTTCTACTGGTTGTGCGTAGACCTGTGAGCCGAATAGGGAGAGTAAACCGTAGATAATTACGCAAAGTCCTAAAAAAGTCAAGCCTGCGCCAGTGGCGGTTTCGCGTGCCTTTTTCATCAGTGTTTCCATGTCTGCATAGTCAAATAAAGCTCTGCGTGCAAGGTGGGAAAACCACACTGCTACAATGGGAGTAGCTAACTTAGCTAAAAACGGAATTGTCATGTTACCGCCATTAGGGTCGCTGATAAAAAGGTACAGCATAACAATAATGGTGCCGCCAATCATAAAAATGTTGCGGAAACGTAAGTGTTCTTTCATGGTTTGTCCAAATTGGAAAGTTTACGAATAAGTTCTATGCTAGAACTTTGTTTAATTGCACAATCACCGTACAGTCCAATAATTGTAATATAATGTTGTGCAATGGTTTCGTAGGTTGCGGGGGTTTGAAGCGCTGGCATTGGTGTGCAGGGCTGTAGTGATTTAGGGTCTACCACAACCCGCTGCGGAGTTGCAGCGGGAATTGGTGGTTGTTCTGGAGAATTTTTTGAAAAAATTCCGCAACCAGTAAGCATTGCAAAAAGGCAAAAACTGATTAAAATATGTTTTTTCATTTTTGATTGGCTCGCAAAATTGCTTGATTAATGCTATCTACAAAAACTTCTGATGGTAAGCATCGCCCATTTTCTATAATAGTCACCGGCTGATTTTTTAACAGTTTGCTAATCTTACCTATATCTCTGCCCAAACGATCCTGCTGTTCGCTTGCACGAGCTTGTGTTTCTGATAAACTTTGCTCTAGTTTAGTAATTTTGGCTTGCAGTTGTTGTTGTAGTTCTTGCTTTTCTTGTTCACAAGCTAGGTGTGCTTGCTCGTAGCCACGATTGTAAATGTAGTTATAGACAAAAAATCCGGATATAGTTAGGGCAACAAGTACAATAATGCTAATTATTGCTTTAATATCATTAGCCATAGTTTATTGATACCTATATTGAAATTTAAGCACTGGGATAACGGAAAATTACTATGCCATTACTACCATAGCTGGATACAGCGGACGATCCAGGATTTCCCGCTGTTCCTCGCAATGTATTTGATTGGTTACCGGGCGTAGTCCCTGTTCCCGTATACAACACTCCACCGGATATGTAGGTAGTATTGATATAGCCGCTGCCACCTCCACCTCCACCCATAGTGTTTGCTTCACTATATCCGCCAGCACTACCACCCCACCATCCGCCGCCACCTGCTCCACCGTATCCGTTGGTGTTAGTACCACCGCTGAGTTGTCCTAGACCAATAGTGGTAGAAAGACTAGAATCACTAGTAGCAGCCGCACCGCCTGAACTCTGTGTACCGCCTCGTCCTCTATAAAGAGGTTTGCTATCATAAGGTGAATAACCGTCTTCTGCTACACTACCACCACCTGCTCCACCTTGATTACCTATACCAGCACGTGATGATCCACCTCCACCTCCACCTCCGGCCATTAGTATAACGTTGGCCGGAATATATGTTGCTGAAGTAAATATAGCGCTGTATCCCCCACCACCTGCCCCATAGGTGTTGCCTGACACTGAACTGCTGTTACCGCCACCGCCACCGGGTAATACACTAGTACCTGTGGATTGACCAAGAACACCTCCACCACCAATTAGTACTGAATAATTTACTGCTCCATTTGGAGTTAATATTCCGTATGCTGCTCCACCAGCTCCACCAGGAGCACCATATCCCCAGCCACCAGCTCCACCGTAACCACCACCCGCACCCCAAATATAAACTTCTATTTGTGAGCCCGGGGGTGCTGCTGATACAGAGAAAGTTCCAGCTGTGGTAAATGTATGGTATTTATAGCCACCAACTGTGCTGACAGTATTTCCACCACTAGCCGTTACTTGGCCCATGTAATACACATTTAACCACGAAGCGTTGTAATATACTTCTAAATAGTTAGTATCTGTGTTAATTCTAGTATACCCATTATACGTAGGGCTAGGACGCTGTGCTGTAGTACCAACTGGCAAATCAAACGCACCTGTACTAGTATTTTGTTGATTACTAACTGCGGCCGGAGTTGAACCAACACTACCCCAACTCATTATACCACCAGTAGTAGCAATAAGTGCTTGTCCAGATGCTGTAGGTAGTGCTGTAGGTAATGTATAGTTTTGAGTACCAGCTATTGTAGGAGCCGCTATTGTAACTGTTCCGGAGGTATCACCTGAGAGTATTAAAGATGCCATTATTTAGCCTCCAACTGTGCAATTTTAATTGCTTGTGCATCTGTCAATGCTTTAAGTTCCTGTATGGCTTTTACCAAATATAAATTTAAATTAGATAAATTAGTATCCAGGTATTCATTATCTTTTATAGTTGTAGTACCAACCATGTCTGGGAATATAGTCTGTAATTCTTGTGCAATAAATCCTGATACTTTACGCTTTCTAGAATCTTCATTAAATCCGGTTAATTCATTATAATTAAAAGATACAGGACGTAATTGTGCAAATTTGTCCAATACACTATCTGTAGTAAAATTTTCTACATTTTCTTTTAATCTAGCATCTGAATAGTTAGTCCAAGCCGTATAACCATTAGCAGCAGGCTGTCCATTGACTTGTATTTTATAAGTAGATAAAGCACCATCTAGTCCTATACCTAATCTGTCAACCATGTTCCACTGACCTGCATAGTTGCCGTCTCGATTATAGACATTTTGAGTATTACTAGTAAATGTAGTAAAATAATTAATATATGTACTGCCCGCATAAATTAAAACACCGTACTGACAGTTTCTTATCGTAGCACTATTAGCAATAACCATTCCAGGGCCTTCAGCACCATAATGGTTAACTCCTAAAGCTAATCCTTGTAAAAAATTGTCAATGGTCATTTGTAACATAAGGGTAGTATTATTACAAACACTAACCCCTGTATTGGCAAATCTAGTACCCGTTTTAGTAATACTGCCAGCAAGATAAGCTTCTGTTACACCATATAGAACAATAACACCCCCTAGTCCTGCTAATGATCCTGAAGTAAGTGTAATTACCGCCTGTGATTCAAAATAAACTGTATCATAGATATTAATTCTACCGTTCCATCCTCCGCTAACAGGCGCTAGTGACATAGTTACAGAGTTAGCAATAGAAATCCATCTACATCTATATGCTATTATTGCATAAGCAGTTCCACAAGTTATGTTCATGCTTTGAAAATACAAAGGCACATCAACATCGTATAAGTAAAATCCGCCAGTATCGCCCATTGCTAAGGTAGTACTGCCTGATCCAGCTCCAGTAATATAAATTCTACCCTCACCTTCTCCACCACCAAATCTTCCACGTAAATATAATATAGAAGCAATAGTAAAAGTTCCAGCACCAATATTAATAGTTACATCAGATGTTAAGTAGTAGGGAATATCCTGTATAGCCCTACTTACAGTAAGATAAGGTGCTCCTACTGCTCCTGTTCCAGTTGTATCATTACCACTGGTAGTAACATAAATTGTTTTACTAGCACAAGCTGCAAATACTTTAGTACCAAATTGAATAAGATCATTACCACCACCACTAATATGTAATCTAGCAGTGGGGCTACTAGTAGCTATGCCCAATCTTGCGTTAGTATTATCCCAAACAAAGTTTGAACTACCCGCAAATGCTCCAGCACTATTAAATTGTACTTGAGTATTACTACCACTAGGTACGGCATTACCACCTACAGGAGTAGACCAACTCATTATTCCTGCTGTAGTTGCAACTAATGCCTGACCGTTAGCAGTTGGAAGCGCTGATGGTAATATATAACCTTGTGTACCAGCAATAGCAGGAGGAGTAAATACGACTGTTCCACTAGTCGAACCAGTCATTGCAACCGAAGGTTGGGTTGATCCAGTAGTACCGTCTATAGTAATTGCCATTTAAATCCCCTTGAGCGCAGCAAATGCAGCAATAACATCAGCAGTCCATGCTGCATTGCAAATAGCCACAACATTATCAGGTACGCCAGTTAAATCTTGGCCAGGCATTAAACTAGTACGATGATAAGTCTTGCTTATTTCTACATCATCTTCTAGGATACGAGTAGCTTCGCGATATAAAACTACGCCGTTTTCTGTTACTGTGACTTGATCAACAGTTTTGGTTTTTGTTAGTGACATTAGATTCATCCTAGATACTTATACGTCTGAAAAATAGGTAACAAATATGCGGAATATAAACAGTGAACAATAGGCATTTGATGCTTGACCAGATGTACTCCACTGATTTAAATTAACAACGCCAGCACCATTATATTGCTGAGGATAGGGAGTTAAAACAGTATTTGGAACACCAGTACCATTATAAAAATACATAAGGCTACCACCTCCGCCATCAGTAGCAACCACTGGAAATGGCAGGCTAATTCTAGCAGCATTATTATCAGCAGTCGATGGATAGCGAAGATACATATAACAATGAACAATTCTACCTATTTTAATATAATAGCCAGTATTACCTGTAAAGACTAGCCCAACACCACTTGCATCAGTAGGTGTATAAGTACCTTCTTCATAATCATCTAGCGTATTTGCATTAGCGGAAGAAACTTGTGTAACTGGAAAAGCAATGCCGCATCCAGTACTAGAAGCCGCACCTTGTAGCGCTAATGCTTTACCTAATTCAGCATTTAAAACAGTAGTTCCAGCTGTTTGCAGTTGTAATATACCACTAGTATCTGCTGTGGTTATTAATCCGCCCGTAGTAGCAGCGTTAATTGTAGTTGCCATTTTTATTCCTTAAAGCACAACATAGCGTGAGCCGCTGCTAACAGTTAAAGTTGCTCCAGATGCTACTGTAATTGGACCCACACTGTGGGCTCCTTGGCCGGTAGCAATTGTATAGCTACTGCTAATTGTTAAATTATTTAAATAAATAGCTCCTGATGCAACTGTACCGCCACCACCAGATGCAGTAGCCCAACTAGCAGTATTACCATCGGTAGTTAAAAATTTACCACTATTGCCAGTTTGTGTTGGCAGTGCACTTACTACACCCCAGCTAGCAGTTGTACCGTCAGTAATTAGATATTTACCAGCATTATTAGTTTGCGTAGGTAAGGCACTAGCTTGACCTAGCAAACCCTGTGAATTAACAAAGTCTGCTAGGAATGTTAGATTACGAGGAGTAGTCATTGTTTTGCCTCCAATTGTGCAATACGAGTTACAAGCTGTTCAATTGTAGTTTGCAAATACTGCGCATGAGCAGTCATATTAGCACACCAAGCAGCAGAGCCATACTCCAGTGTTTGATAAATGTCTTTAACCTGTGTTTGCTGCCAACTAGCACCTTCTGGTAATAGTGATCCAGGATCTACTATACTTTCATTAAGCACTTTACCATCTTGGTCAACAATATTTCCCAACGCTTCAGTTGCACCTGCAACACCATTTACAGCCTTAGGGTCTAATGTTTCATAGTCAGTACTAACAAATCCTTGAAAATAACTGCCATCTGTTTTCCATGTGCCCTTTTTAGGTTGTAATGCCATTACAAAAGTTTTAGCTTCATCAGCAGTTATTACACCTATGATATTTTTAAGTCTTGGATCTGAAGATGTACTGTAAGTAGTAGCTGATGTTGTACAAGAAATAGAACCAACAGCAGTTGCATTTCGTTCAAATCTTGCAGCGTATGTACTACCACTTGAAGTTTCATCTATATGCAACCAACCAGTTACATTGCTAT